AGCCAAGAACACTCAATTGAAATCCAGATCCAGTACCGCCACCCAGATTGGATGTGCTGGCACTCAACACATCTCCAGTGACGTAAAAATTACCACCATTTGTAATCGTGACCGATGTAACAGTATTTCCAGATCCAACCACAATCGTGGCTATCGCACCTGTACCAGAACCACCTGTCAAAGGAACATTTTGATAAGTACCAGCTGCATACAAAGTACCATTGTTAATGATGTTCCACTCGTTGATTTGTCCTTGAACAATCGTTGGTGGGTAATAGAAATAATGCAACTCCACACCATAATTTTGATCTGGCGTTGGGCCAAGGATCAAAGACAACTCTGTGGTCAAAGTGTATTGAGCACCAAACAAAGCATAGTAATAAGGCAATCCAACCGATGTCGTTGGATTTGGATACGACTGCCTGATCAGATTCACATCTTTGTTTAACAAGTAATTGTAATTGCCAGATGAATCAATGACGGCCAATGAATATGTGGATAAATAATCATTTGGCAAAGACAAATACATGTTGCCAGCTGTTACGTTACCTGTGACATTCTTACGCAATGATGGCAATTGAACCGTGTTATAGATGCGCTCTTCCGCCTCCATAACAAAGACAGGAATATTCGCTACAAATAATGACTCTGTAGTCTCAGAATAATCCTGAATCGCTTGCCACAATTGCTGATAGTTCACGCCATTGGCCCTCTAGACATACGTCCTTTTGTAGCTGCTCCAGCACCACGCATCTCAATGCCTGATGTCTTTTCTTCAGATATACCGTAGCTCACGCCATTAGACAAAGGATCAGTGATACGTGCATCTTTAGCAGACTTCTCACGGCCATATGGAATTTCATCCATCTCAGCTTGAAAACTCTGCACAGTGATCTTCTTACCACTCATGGTATGAGGAGCTGCATATTCGCTGGCTGGACCATTTGTCTTGCCCATGCCATGATGAATGGCAGGACTGTTCTTTTTAGTGGGTTTCATTTGGGTAGGCATTATTTGCTCCCAGACTTTTGATTGTGAGCACGTGCCAAGTTGCGTCCAACAGCTTTCATGGCCTTACTGGTCACGCCACCTTTGGCAAGCTTAGAAAGATTGGTCTTTTTGTTTTCATGCAATTGCTTGTCATGCATTGAAAAAGCCTTCTTGATTAGCTTCTTATCTTCTTTGATATCTTCATGTTTAGCCATCATAAACTCCTAAGTTGTGCTAATTGTAACTGTACCGATTCTAATTACAAGACGCAAGGAATTTGGTGTCAAAGCACCATCAAAATAACTTGCTCCACCCACTGGGTTCCATCCCCATTGATACTGCCGACTACCATCTGATGGATAACCTGCATTGTCAACATTCTGAACATTTGGATCATAAGGATTGGTCAACAAACCATATGTTCCACCAACCTGATAACTCACATCAGGACGGGGTTCACGCACAGCCTGTGGATCATTCACAGGATACAAACCCAAACTCAGTTGCGGATGATCTGGATCCCAGCACTCAGGACAAACCCTAATGTTAAAAAGCTTGGTCTTGATGACCTCTTTTTGCAATTCTTTGAGCTTGTATCTCTGACCACATCGGTCACATTCAGCAATCGCATATTTACCCGAGGCAAACTTGTTGGGCATGATTACCTCGTATAGAACATGTTCCGAGGCACAAACCGAACTGGAGCTTTCTCTCTGTCCTCTTGAGACGCCAAGTCCCACTGAAGATCATAATCCGCTTTCAACATGGCAATCCTGTTGGGATCGACACCAGGTAATTTCATGGACATGTAATAGGCCAAGCCAGCTGTCATGGCTGGAATCAACCTAAATGGAATGTCATTGATGTTTGTTCCAGTTCCTGCGTCTTGAATTCTTCTCAAACGCCAGTACACAAACGTATAGTTACCACCAGAGTTGGGGCTTGGCCATACGTTGATGCAAGGTAGCTGTGGCACGAATACAGGCGTTCCAGTGGCCGCAGCAGAGGCGGTAGTACCTGCCTGTCCACGATAGCAATTTAAGAGCTGGAAAGGCGCTGTAGTGCTTACGTTGGGGTAATAAATGATCTCACTACCCAATTGAATGAAGCCAGTGGCTGCCAAGCTGGTCAAATCCGTGCTTGGACTCAATTGAATCGTGGTGTCTGTTGCACTGATCCCAGTGGTGACTCCATTGCCATACAAGGTATAGCTGGTAGGGTTGACGTTTCCTGACTGACGGTTGATCCAGACTTGAATCGGTCTACCTTGAGCCAACTTATTGGGAATCGTGGAATAAGTATCTTCTGAAATACGGCTGATGTTGATGTCGATCTGATTCTGTAAAGTTCCCTGACGGATGACTTGACTCAATAAATCAATCGTATCAACTGGCAAAGGATAAGTAATTTGCCCAGTATTCAAATAGATCTGGCCCTCTTCAACGGTCCAAAGATTAATACCTCGGTTGGACCATTCAACGGTTAAAAGATTTAGACTGCGTGTTGCAGTCCGAACATCGTAACCAGTTCTGAGCTCGAGTCCACACCTTTCGAATGCCTCTTCAATGAGGTCATTCATGTTCAGGTTGAATACCGATGTGCCAGTGGTGTATGCCATTATTTGTGCTTAAAGCCTTTTAATGTCTCGGCCAAGCGAGCTCTTTGACCTAATTTACCAGGCTTTTTGGCAGCTGCGGCAAGCTTTTTAGCTGGGATTGTATGTCCTTCTTTGACATGCAAAGCTTCTCTCAAAGCACCAGCTTTTTTAATTGCGTGTTGGATCCATTTTTCAGCCATGATTAAATCGCTTGTGTAGTTACAACTTGAGCGTCAGGTGCTACCGATGTATCAACCACAGTATCCACAGGAGCAGGATTAGATTCAGCAACAGTTCCATTTGTCACCTTTTCTGTAACAACAGGATCAGCAGGAGTATCAGCGACAACAGGTGCAGGAGTCTCAACGGGTGGGACAACGACAGATGCAAATGTTCCAATAACTGCTCGAGCATTGCTGTCCTCATAAAGACCTTTGGACTGTAAGAATTCAGCCACAAGATTTTTTTCACCAATGAAAGTCACAAATTCATTCAATAATTTGTGTTCTTCACTCTCAACGGCATGCCCTGCACTGCGAATAAATTGGTGTACTTTTTCAAATAAATTCATTTTTTCCTCGCTGCTCTCATGTTATCAACTAAATTAGGATAAGGTCTGCCAGCGGCTTTGGCCATCGCTTTGGCGCTTTTCTTTTTAGCTGAGCTCAATTTCTTGGGCGCACCTAAATCTTTGGGCCTTGGCTTATTCCAAACTTCACCGCCTTTGGCATACTCGTAGACTTTATTCGGATCATCTTTCCGTGTGATGACACGAGGTTTGCTGGGCATTTTGGATGGATTCATTGCTCCCATCCCACGAGATGCTCTCATTTGTGTGAATAACCGCCACCGCACATCTCAGCTACCACCTCATGATGGTGCTTGTGACCGTGCATGCCACCTTCATGTTCCTTGAGATGTTTTTCAACATGCTCGTGGTGATGAATGTGACCGCCATGGGCATGATGACCGTCATGGTGTTTCATGTGGTGCTCAACGTGCTCGTGATGATGTTTGTGTCCGTGTTTCATTTGTAAGTTCCTTTCGTATGACCTCTTCTGATAGCGCCATCTGCTCTTTTGGATGCAGAAACTTTACCGCCACGCTTCATAATCTTTTGAGATTTATTCTCAGCAGAATACTTGGTGAACTCGGCATCATGTTTCATGGCCTCTTGAGCGTCTGGTGAAACATAAGCCTCGCTGTTGCGATATTCAATTTCTTTGGCTGTTGGGCCGCCCTGTTTACCACGGCCAGCTCCAGCTCCAGTATCAGGTAATTTTTCCATGATTAGCAATACTTGGTTTTGGTGTGACCACGTTTAGCCATTCCATCAGCACGGCTGGAGGTAGAACCACCTGAAGCCATCTTCTTGATATGACCGCCATGCTTTTTGGTATTGACCATCGCTCCAGTACCAATGTCATTGCCCTTCATTTTGGGTTCTCTGTCCTCAGTGTGACCACGTTTTTGGACTTTAGACTCACCAAATTTAGACAATTTATTTGAACCTTTTTCAACATCCTCGTGCATGTTGCGTGGACCTATGGTTTCTTTACCCTTTATGTGGCCACGTTTCTCTGAGCTTGCCTCTTCTTTGATAGAGCCACCGCCAGCGTACTTCTTGGTCTTGCCACCATGGGTGTGCATGTGCATGTGGTGCTCAGCCATAGAAAGGTGGTGATGAGCCAAATGCTTGTGGTGCTCTTTGGATAAGCCACCATGCTTCATCCCAGGCATCGCTCCTGGTGCTGGCAAAGGAGCCGCAGCTGGTGCAACAGGGGCGGCAAGCGCTGGGGTACGCATTGCACGACCAGCCATAGCGGCCATCGCTGGATTGATTGGTAATGTCTTTCTGGTTGCCATGTTTCCACCTCTTCTAAAAGTTTTGCCTTTATCGGCCTCTACAAAATCTTCACCTACCTTTTGTGGTATGTGAACCTTCTTTGCAAAAGCCTTATTATGGGCAATTGCTTCCATAAAATTATGTTGTTTTTTACTTTGACTTGGCATCTTTATTCACCAATTTCTGAACCGTATCCGTTTCATAAATACGAATCATTAAATAAACCAAAGAACAAATGCTTGTGACAAACACAACCGTGGGTTCCATCCAACCCATGAGCGAAAAGAATGATGCGGTAACTGCCGCACCATCCGCCATCTCTTTTACATCATGTCCGTTCATATTAACACTTCCATGCTCTAAGAGATTTGTTGATCCTGCTGTTTGGATCTTTTGCGGTTTCCAAACTGGTCAGCTTCTTTTTCATCCCTTCCATCCTCGCACAAAATGAATCCTTCCTTGATCCGCCCTCGGGTTGGGGAGGCTTTAAATTCATCCCCTCCTTCTTTGCGGATGCCCGACCCTTGGCGTTTAGACCGCCATTCGGATTCTTCCCTTCCTTGCGTTGCCATGCTGGAGTGCTCATGATTAAGTACCGTTTGCAACTAGGTAGCCCTCTTGCGAAACCGTTAAGGCCGCAGTTCCAGTACTAACTTTTGCTTGCAATTGGATGTCCGTTTTTTCTGCCACTGCTCTGGGCATAACCCTTTGCGTATGGTAGTTGTTTGTAAACGGAGCAATGACCGTAACACTGGATACACCAGTGTTAGTAGTTTGATAGTTTTGATACGTTGCGTAACCAGCTGGGTTGGCGTTCAAACTGGTATTGATGTCAATACGGCTTAAATAGAACGTATAACCAGCAGGGACGGTGTATATACCCATCAAAGTGCGACCATTGCCAGCTAAAATTTCCGCATACAAAGTGGTGTCGGATGTATCTTTTAGCGTGATG